AATTAGATGGTGTAATCTTTTTCATTGTACCACCATCATCTACTAAAACAAAGTCTGCGTCACTACTTTGTGTTGTGGTTGAAGGTGCATCTGAGTTACCTGTTGTTAATACTGTATTGCCTTCTATGGTCACAACTCCAGCACTCGCTCTTGCTATAGTTGTATCACTTGCATGACCTAGTTCTATATCAGCAGTAGTTGTTAAATCACCAGTAACTGTTGTACCATCAGATGTGGTTTCAAACTTTTTGACATCATCATAATAAAGTTCTACTGCACCATCGGCAGTAGCTGTGATAAACTCTTCTCCTGATCCTGCTTCTATACTAAGATTTGTTGCTTGTATTTTTAAATCGCCAATGCCTTGCTCTCTTATAAAACTATTAGAGCCATTGTGATATATTCTTAAATCACCATCAGTTCCAAACTTTAGTTCTTCATCATCAGGAAATAAAACATTACCATTAGCATCTGCTGTTACTGCTTTACTTGCCTGCACCGTTCCTAAGGTTGTTACATCAACAGAGTTAAGCTCTGTAGTTGTTGCAGTTACGCCATCTAATTTGTTTATTTCTGTTGCTGATGCAGTAACTAAAGTTCCAGCCAACTGAAGTCCACCATCGACTAAATCATGCGAAGCTACATTTAAAGTTTGATTTCCGTTTGTTGCACCAACTGTTAATGTACCAGTAATCTCTGCATCTCCACTTACGTCAAGAGGAGCAGAAGGCGATGTATTATTTATACCAACCTTACCATCTTGAAAAACTGTAATAGCCTCTACGTCAGTTGATTGCTGATTATCCATAAATAATGAAAAAGAATTTTCATTACCACTTCTTGATCCCATGTATTTTATAGTAAAACCATGTGTTCCACTCTCTGCTGTTGATGCTCTTAAAAGACTTACATCAGAAGTGCCAAGAGAGGCTGTAGTATTTATAAGAGGACCACCTGTTCCACTTAATTTTAAAGTACCAGACAATGTTAAATCACCTGTTATACTGCCATTACCTGTGCCACTGAATCCATTTATAGTAGGACTTGTTAATACTTTATTTACTAATGTTTGTGTGGCACCAAGTAAAGCCATGGTATCATTACCAGCATCAGCTGGCACTGTTATGTCATGACCACCTGAAGTTAATAATAAATTTGTTCCATTTGAACCAATGGCTTCATTCGCATCTACAAATTGTAATTCTACATTAGGAGTTCCAGTTCCAGCATTAGTTAACAAAAAACCAGTGTTGTGTACATGAGTTAAACGAACTTCAAAGTTAGCTCCACCATACAGAGCAACATTACCATCAGTTTTCATCCAAAAATAAGATGAAGATTCCATACCATTAGGTGACCTTAGTGTACCTTTAAATGTTGCGTCACCATTAGCACTACCATCCAAAGTTAACATAGTTATGTCACCATCGCCATCTGAATCTGTGCCCTTAAAAATAATATCTGTGTTATTACCTTGAGCATCTATTGTAATATTGCCAGAAGTAGTAGTTAAGTTTACTGCTGCATCACCAGCTGTGATATCATCTAAAGCAGTAGTTGCAACAGTTGGGTTTGCTCCAACACTTGATATATTAAATCTTGATGCACCACCTTGAACAACTATAGTATCTGTGCCACCTTGTCTTTTTACAACTACTCTATAGGTATCTCCAGACGTAACGTTATATAAAATATCAATAGAAGCTGTTTGCTCTCCTCTACCTGATGTACGATTGTAATTTATGGCTGTAGTTCCTGCAACTTGTGAAAAAGATCCACCACTAGGTTTTCTTTGCAATTCTATTTCAGTATCAGAACGACTGCTACCAGAGGTGATTTTTGTTGTAACATCTGTATGAAATCTATGTATACCAGTAGTTGTCATAGTTACTTCACCAGCACTTTCTGAAAAAATAGAACCATTAGAATTATATCTTATAGTATCAAAGTCTATTGTAGCGAAACTAGAAGTTAACTCACTTGAATCAGATGAAGTGTGTGCGTCAAAGTAATTTGCAGCAGAAGTTCCAATACCTCCACCTGTTACAGTAATTGTTTTTGTAGCTCCTGTCCCACTTGCAACAATTCCAGACCCAACAAAATTTAATGTTGTGGCTGTAGTGGATAATCCAGAACCTTCATCTTGTATTGTAATACCAGTAGATAAAGCACCATTAGCATCTAAAACAACAGCTTTAGAACCAGGTAATGTACAAAATATATCTCTTGTACCAGAACTCCAACTCACAGCATTGTTAGAGTTTGAACTTGATATAATAGATGTACGAGATAGTTTGTTGGTAGAAGAAGTAAAAGTACCTAGCCCTACCTCGAAATCAGTTCCATCAGTACAACAATAATACGTTGTGTCACCATTACTTAAATTATCTGTAAAACTTTCAAAACCAGATGCGGCACTGCCAAGAGTATATGTACTAGTCCCAGTTGTAGTT